CAGGCCGATCACCGCCTGATACAGGTGCGGACGGAAGACAATCCGTACCTAGACCGCGCGTTCATCGAGGCGCTGCGGGAAAGCTACGCGGGCGATTTCGCCCGGCAGGAATTGGATGCTGAGTTCCTCGCTTTTGATGGGCTGGTGTACCCGGAATACGACGCGCGCGTTCATCGATACGTGACCCCGGTGGAGCGCGGTCGGCTCGTCCGCATCGCCGCAGGCGTGGACTGGGGTTACACCAATCCGGGCGTGATCGTGGTCGGGGGACTGGACGGTGATGGGCGGCTGTACGTGCTGCACGAGGAGTATGCGCGGCAGCGCCTCATCGACGACTGGGTTCGGGTCGCGCAGCAGTTGAGGGACGCTTACGGGGTCGACACATTCTACTGCGACCCGGCTGAGCCGACGAACATCAGCCGCTTCCTCGACGCGGGGCTGCCTGCGGTGAAAGCGGATAACGCGGTCACGGACGGGATACAGGCGGTGAAAGCGCGGTTGGTGACGCGGGCGGACGGGCTGCCGCGCCTGTTGGTGCACGCGGGCTGCGCAAACCTGCTCGCGGAGTTTGAGCAGTACCAATGGATGACGAGCCGCGACGGCGTCATGCGCGACCAGCCGCTCAAGGCAAATGACCACGCCATGGACGCGCTGCGCTATCTGGTCGCCGGCGTCAGCGAACCGCAAAGCGTGGTCACGCTCGGGAGCAACAAAGTGCTATGACGATCACACAGTCACGGGTCATGCTGAGCAGCATCCAGAACGCGCTCGGCAAGCAGATCGTAACCGATGCATGGCGGCGTGATGCGGAACTACGCGCGACGAAGGTTGCGCAGTACCGCGAATACATCGACAGCCTGCACGACTTCGGCTGGCTGAACGCGCAGCAGCGGACAGCGCTGAATGTGAAGGCCGGCGAAGAGTTCGTGGTCAACCACTGCGAGAACGTCCTGCACGCTTTTGCTGACCGGTTGTGGGTCACCGGCATCGAAAGCGAGAACGCTGAAGCCAACGCCTGGGCGGCAGAACTGCTCGACCTGAACCGTTTTGACGCGCTTCAGCTTGACGTACACGACGCTTGTCCGCGGGACGGCGACACCTACGTCATGGTCTCGTTCGATGAGCGCACGGGGCACGCGCGGCTGACGCATGAGCCGGCTTTTGACGGCATCGACGGCATGATGGTCGTGTACGCCAGCAGCGCCAGTGACGAGATTTTGTGCGCGCTCAAGATCTGGCATGAGGTCATGGACAGTCAGACCGTGCGCACGCGGCTGAACGTGTACTACGCTGATCGCCTGGAGAAGCTCCAGTCCGTCAACGGGGGGCGCTTCACGTGGGCATATGCGGACGATGAACCGTATGTGGAGGCGAACGGGCGGCGGTACATCCCGTGGACGAACGCCAGCGGTGAACCGCTCGGTGTACCGGTCATCCACTTCCGCAACCGGAAGCGGACGCGCGGCGGCTTCGGCCTGTCAGCGCTGGAGTCGGCGATCCCGGTGCAGAACGCGCTGAACCGTACCGTACACAGTCTAATCGCCGCGGGGGAACTGAGCGCTTTTCAGATCCGCTACACCATCGGGGTGGAAGCGCCGAAAAGCGTTGCGCCGGGGACGATCTGGGAGGTCGTACCGAGAGATCCGCAAACGGGGAAAGCGATGCGCCCGGATGCGGGTACAGCGGAATGGCTGAAGGCGGTGCGGATCGGGGCGATCGAACAGGGCGATATCCTGCCGCACTTGGAGACGGCCCGGTATCTGCGCGCCCAGATCTACGACGTCACTGGCACGCCGGATTACACACAAGCCGGCGCAAACGCTTCCGGGGAAAGCCTGAAGCAAATGGAGATCCGGCTCATCGGGCGGATCAAGCGCGCGCAGGTCTACTGGGGCAACGCTTGGGAAAACGTGATCGCACTCGCGGCGCGGATTGAGGCCGCGTTCGGCGATGAACCGCCGGCAGCGCGCACCTGGCGCTGCTTGTGGCGCGATGCTGAACCGCGCAGCGACGCGCAAGTTGTCGAGAACGCACTGAAGCTGCAACCGTTCGTCAGTGAGCGCGAATTCTTGCGCATGGTCTCGTCCGTGTACGGCTGGGATGAGGCCAAAATTAGCGAAATCCTTGCTGAGCGGTCAGGCGAGCGCGTGAACAGTATCGCTCAAATTGGGGCGCTGCTCCCAACGTTCACAGGAAGCGAAACGGAGGTACTTAATGTCAATGTCGGCACATGAGCGCGTCATCGACAGGCTGGAGCGGGCGCTGGCGCAATTGCAGCGCGAACTACAGGCCGACGGCCTGAGCCTTGCTGAAGTCGATGTCGAAGCGGTCAAGGAGCACGTTGAACTTGTGCTGAGCGCGCTCGCGGCGGAAGGCGCTTACGACGAAGCGGTGGAGTACATCCAGTGACGTCAGCGCGCTCGGAAACCATCGGGGAGCTGCTGGAGCGGCTGCTCGACCGCGGGTACACACAGGCGGTACGCGGCGTCATTGAGGCGTTCAGTCGGCTGAGCAATACCGGCGCGCTGCGATTGCGGTTGGATCAGCTTGAGGCGCGCGGGCGCGAACTGGAAGAACGCGGCACGCGCTGGCAGCCGGATGACCCGGTCTTGCGCGCGTTGTTCGCGGAACTTGACGTTGCGCTGCGCGGGCAGGCGGCCCTGCTGACAACCGGGGCAAGCGAAGCGGTTGAACAAGGGGCTGAAGCTGCTGCGACGGCGGTACGGCAACTGACCCTCGGCGGGCTGAACGACGACGCGCTGCTGCGGATCGGCGTGCAGTGGAACACGCCTGACCCGGAAGCGGTGCGCGAAATTGTGGACGTCACGCTGCGCCCGGCGTGGTCAGCGGAAGTCGATCGCTTTCGGACTGGCGCGGCGGATGCAATTCGCAGCATCGTCATCCGCGGCGTGGTGAACGGGGAAAATCCCCTACAGTTGGCGCTCGATATCCAGCAGGCGGTTCAAGAGATCCCGCTCTACCGGGCGAACACGCTGATGCGGACGGCGCAACTGCATGCGTACCGGGTCGCAACGGCGGCGCATCATCAAGCCAACGCGGAACTGGCCCAAACCGTTATCCGCATCGGCACGTTAGACAATCGGATCTGCCTGTGCTGTCTTGCTCTACACGGTACAAGCATGCGCCCCGGCGAGGTCGTGTTGGATCACCATAACGGGCGCTGCACGAGCATCATGGTCTTGCGCGGGCGGCCCGTGACTGTGAGCACGGGGGAACAATGGCTCAGGGCGCAATCGGAGGCACGTCAGCGCGAACTGATGGGCACAAGCGCGTTCGAGGCGTGGCGGGCCGGGCGGGTGACGCTGCGTGATTTTGTAGAGCCTTATTCTGATCCGGTCTTTGGCGCGATGGTTCACCAGAGATCGCTGAAGTCTTTGCTTGGTTGATACCCGCTTTGCAAAGCGTTGTCATTGGGCACGATGCCCGAAGAGGGGGGAAACGAACATGAGCTTGATGCTCACAAATACACTGCGCGCAAGTCGTCGTCCGGGAGCAGAGGCGCAGATCGATCTGTCCCGCGCGCGCCGCTGGTACAGCGAAGACGACGCCGCGCCTGAAGCGCAAGAGGAAACGAACGCGCCGGAGTCTTCACCTAAAGGGCTTGACGCCTTACCCGAAGAGGTGCGCGACTACATCCGCGCGCTCCGTCGGGAGAACGAAGAACGGCGCAAGAAGCTGGCGGCGTTTGAAAAGGCGCAGCGCGAGGCTGAAGCTGCGCGCAAGCTGGAAGCCGAACAGCGCCTTGCTGAACAGGGGCAGTGGCAGAAGCTGGCGGAAGAGCGGGCGGCGGAGATCGAGCGCCTGAAGCAGTACGAGGCGCAGGTGACCGCGCTGCTGGAGGCGACGCGCAAGCGCAATGCCGACCGCATCGCTCGGCTGCCCGAAGCAGTACGCGACCTCGTACCGGTCGAATACGAGCCGTACAAACTGGCCGCGTGGCTTGATGCCAATGAGGGGAAGCTGATGAAGCCGCTCGCGCCCAACCTCAATCCCGGTCAGCAAAGCACGGGAGACGGCAAGAAGCTCGCCAGTCAGGTGATCAAGCGCATTGCTTACTAATCAGAAAGGGAAAGACACATGGCAGTAGTGGCTTCGACGGCAGCGCAGGTTCGCCCTGTCCTGCCGGGGACTGCGGAAATTGTGGACGCCGTCGCCGGGGCGTCGATCACCGCTGGACAAGCGGTGTACTGGAATTCGTCCGGCAATCTGGTGCTGAGCAGCGCATCAGCGGCAGGCACGGCGAAATTCGCCGGGATCGCGCTCAACAGCGTGGGCAGCGGGCAGGCGGTCAGCATCCTGAAGAAGGGGCATCTCGCGGGGTACACGCTCACGTCCCTCGCTTACGGGGCGAAGCTGTACCTGTCCAATACCGCGGGCGCGGTCGATGATACCGCCGGTACGGTCAGCGTCATCATCGGCGCAGTGGTGGCCATGTCGGACGCCGCGCGCACCAAAGTCGCTTACTTCGACGCCGACTGGCGTAACATGCTGTAGGCGGAGGGGGGATAAAACATGGCTGGCATTTACGGCATGCTCGGTCTGGCGGACAACGACCGCAGCTTCATCAACACGATTGGTCAGGATGTTGTCTATACTGCGGCGCAGCAGTACCTCGCGCAGCACAACGCTGACGTGCAGGCGGCCTACAGCGTGTTCGTCGAGATGCAGACGCCGATGTTCAAGGAGCGCTATCGTCTCCCTGGCGGTGGGCGGCTGCAGCGGCGCGGCGGACTGGCCCAGAGCGGCGCGGTGAACGCTACGGGGTCGTGGGACGCGGCGTACCCGCTGGAAAACTTCGGCGCGCAGTTCGCTTACGACCGCGTGAGCATCGCTTACCTGACGGTTCAGCAGTTCAACAACGAATTGGAGACGATCCGCATTCAGGACGTCAACACGCGGCGCTTCGAAATGCTGCGCGCGCTCTTCAATAACACGTCGCGCACGTTCGTCGATGAACTTCCCGGCGGCGGCGGGACGCTGACGCTTGTCCCGTTGGCAAACGGTGACAGTGTGCTCTACCCGCCGATTATCGGTTCGGAGACGGAGCAGCAGCTCAATCACTACCTGATCAGCGGGTACGCCGCTTCTGCGATCAGCGATGCGAACAACCCGTACCTGACGCTGCGCGATACGCTGGAGCGCGTGCACGGCATGCCGTCGGGGTACGGCAACATCGTGTGCTTCATCCACCCCGACCAGACCGCGAAGACGACGGCGCTGCTGGACTTCTCGCCGGTGGAAGACGTCAACGTCCGCTACGGGGCGAGCCGCAATCTGGCCGCGTCCGATTTACCGACGGTTCCGGGCCGCATCATCGGGCGCGTCAGCGGTACGTGGGTCGCGGAATGGCGGTGGATCCCGACCGGCTACATCCTTGCGGTCAACGCGGATATGCCGGGGCCACTGAAGGAGCGCGTGCATCCCGACTTCACCAATCTTGGTACGGGCCTGCAGATGGTTGTGCAGGACGACCGCTACCCGATTCAGTCGATGCACTACGAAGACCACTTCGGGTACGGCGTCGGCAACCGCCTGAACGGCGCGATCATGGAACTCAAGACGTCGGGTAGTTACGCCGTCCCGTCGGCTTACGCTTAATCCGTGAGTAAGCAAGGGGGTGATGCTGATGCATCATCCCCTTGTCCTGAGCAGGAGGATGACACAATGAACGCAACAGCGGCGCAGAAGATGACGCTGAATTCGCTGAGCGAGATCGTGGAGCAGTTGCAGCAGATCGCGCAGCGGCTTGAGGAACTGCACAAACGGATGGATGAGCTGAAGGCCGACCTGGAAAGCCTGAAGGCTCAGAAGCGATAACGGACGATGACGTCATGACGTTCACACTGAACCTGACGCTGCCGCTGTCGAACTTGACGCGGGTACGGCTTGCCATCGGGGATATTCACGAGGACGCGCCGATCTTCAGCGATGAACTCATCAACGCGCAGATCGCGGCCGAAGGCACGTGGCAAAAAGCGACGATCGCTTGCTTGCGGACGCTGATCGCGGACTTGAGTTCGCGTCCCGACTTTCAAGCTGACTGGCTGAAAGTCGATGCAAGCACGGCTGTCCGCGCGCTGCAGGAGCGGTTGGCGGATTTTCAGGCTCAACATGAACTGTTGATGCTTGATGCAAGCAGCGTGCAAGGTATCACGTGGACGGATGACGCGGACGGGTAGAAGACGATGTACAGCCGGCTGGCGGGGCACGCGAAGCGCGAGTTCCTCACACAACGGGCGCGCATCGAACGGGCGAACAACGCGGTCGATGCGCTGGGTGTCCCAAATGCGATATGGGTAATCAGCGCTGATGACGTCCCCTGCCGGGTGATCCGCGCCGGTCGCAGCAATCAGGACGCTGCTTCAAGCGCTGGCGGGGTCGAAGCGCTTCCGCGGCAGTACCGGATCGCTTTCCCGCGGGATACTGAAGTGGGCGCGGACTACCGGGTGATCGTAAGCGGGGTGACGTATTCGGTCGTCGGCGTGGAGACGGCGCTGACAGACAAGTTTTTCGTGACGGTACTGGTCGTGAGGAGATAATCATGGCGGATATCACAGTGACGGCGGCCAACGTGAAGCCGGGGCCGCGCGCGGTTATCGCGCAAGGAATTGCGGGTGCGACGATCGCTGCTGGGCAGGCGGTGTACCTCGATACCGCGGTGATGAAGCTGAAACTGGCGGACGCCAACGGCACGGCGGCGGAAGCGGCGGTTGTTGGGATTGCGCTCAACAACGCCAGCACGGATCAGCCACTGGCCTATGTCGTCGAGGACGATGACTTCACGCCGGGGGCAGCGATCACCAACGGCACGCTCTACGTGTTGTCGGCCAACCCCGGCGGGATCGCGCCGTCGGCTGACATTGTGGCCGGCTGGCGGCCCGCGCTTCTCTTCATCGGGAAAACAGGCGGTAAAGCGACGATGAAGATCGTTCGCACCGGCGTGGCGGTGTAAGCATGGATATCCGGGTCAACACGCGCATGCTCGACCGGCTGGCGCGGCAGACGCCGGAACGGCTTGACCAGGTCGCAGCGGCGGCAGCCCACGGCATTCTGACCGATATCGTCCGCGCTTTCGGCAGCGGGCCGGACGGGCGGGAATACCGGCGCGGGAACGTGGTGCATGTCGCATCGCAGCCGGGGTATCCGCCCAACGTCGATACCGGGGCGCTGCGGGCCAGCATGCAAGTGCAGCGCGTCGGTCATGCGCATTACCGGGTATCCGACGGGGTTGAGTACGGGATCGACCTTGAACTCGGCAGAACCCGGATGGCGCCGCGCCCGTTTGTGACGCCTGTGGTCGAGGACTGGAGCCGAAGCGTGTTCGCGCGGTTCATCCGCAGCTCAAACTTCTTGCGTTGAGGTGGCGCTATGACCATACCGGTACCTGATCAGCATCCACTGACCGTTGTGTTGCGCGCGGTACGGGGGCGGCTCACAGCTCAACCTGAAGTTTGGGGCCAGCGGGTGTACTTTGAGCTTGCGCCGCCGGATGCGGTTCGACCGCTTGTGCTGTACAGCGTGCAGGACGCGCGCGAAGTGAATTTGAGCCGGCGGCAAGACGCGGCAATCCTTCTGCTGATCAAGGCGGTTGCGGACGATCTGGAAAGGGCGCTCATCGGCGCGCAGCGGGTTGCGGCGTTACTGAACGACGCTGGCGATCAGGACGCCAACGGCACGGCGCTGGCGGCTTCCGGCGGCTGGCGGATGACAACGGTGACGCAAGAACGTCACGTGCAGTACTCGGAACTGGTCGATGGTAACCGGGTGTACCACGCCGGCGGGGTCTATCGGTTCATCATGGATAGCAATGGATAGCAGGAGTTGATCATGGCCGCGTTCAACGGGAACAATGCCTATCTCGCAATCGACAACACGAGCGTCAACGCCTATTGGGTCGAGTTGGAACTGGAGCCGTCGATCGAGACGGTGGACGTCACCGCTGGCAGTGGGACGACCCATCGTCAGCGCAGCGGCGGGCTGGAAGATCACACGGCCAGTTGCGTGATCATCTACGACGATACCAATCTGAGCACGTACATCCAGAAGCTGCGCCCAGGTTTACACACGTTCGATTACGGCCCTGAAGGGAATGCGACCGGCAAGCCGCGTCACACGCAGCAGTTCTACATCACCAAAGCCCCGCATAAGGTGACGGTCGAGAAAGATCGCGTGGTCTTCACCCTGTCCCTTGAAGCCGCGGCGGCTCCGACGAACAACATGTATGCGGGGGCGGTCTGGCCATGAGCAATAAACCGGTGTTCGACTTTTCTCAACTGACGTGGGGGGACATGAAGTCGTTGGCTCGCGCGCAGGCGATGATCAAGCGGGCTGATGCGACCGGGGATGACGAACTGGCCGAAGCCGGGTTCAAGGCGCTGCAGGAACATCTGGCCCGCTGCGTCAAGTTCATCCCGCCGTCATGGGTCGTCGGCGGTGAGGCGCTGGACTGGAGCAGCCCGGCGTCGTTCGACCGGCTGCGCGCAAGCAAGATGACCGAACTCCTCATCTCGCTGGCAGAAGCGCAGCGAAGTGAGAACGCATCGGGAAACTAGGGGGCAGCCTGTTTCTGGCAATGGTCACGAAACAGGCTGCGCTTGACTCCGAAGAAGTCTGGCGCGTCAACCGGGTTCGGCTGGCCATGTTGCTGCACCGGTTACCGCATGAGATCGACACAATGCCGTTTCAGGATGTTGTGGACGTGATGGAGGTCGAGCGCGCCGAGCGTATGTACACTGAAGTGCAGCAGGCCAAACGAGGACGATGAGGTTGAACTATGCCAGCACAAGAAGTCGCGTCGCTGTACGCGACGATCCGCCTTGCCGACCAGATCAGTTCACCGCTGCGCAACGTCAGCAGTGCACTTTCATCGCTCGGCGGGACGTTACAGCGTGTTGGGCTGAACGTATCCGCGTTGTCTGTCCCACTTGGTGGGCTGTACGCGGCGGGATTGAACGCCGCGGCGGGCTTCGAGGCGGTTGTCAACCAACTGCAAACGTTCGGTGGGTTGGCCGGCGACCAGTTGGAAGCCGTCCGTCAACGGGCGCTGCAGCTTGGCGCAGATACCATGTTTAGCGCTTCGGACGCGGCCAGTGCGATGCTTGAACTGGTCAAAGCCGGTCAAGACGTCGAGACGGCGATGGAGAGCGCCAATGCGGCGATGACGCTGGCCGCGACCGGCGGGCTGTCGATGCAAGAAGCCGCGAGCGTGCTTGCGACAACGCTGAACAACTTCAACCTCGATCCGCTGACTGAAGCAACGCGTGTGGTCGATGCACTGGCGCAAGCGGCCAACGCAAGCACGGCGGACGTCACCGAAATGGCGCAAGCGTTGGCCAACGTCGGCGCGCTTCCGGCGCAGTTCGGTATGTCGATCGAGGAGACGGCGGCGGTACTGGCCGTGTTCGCGGATAGCGGGGTGCGCGGGGCGGAAGCCGGTACGCAGCTCCGGTCGATGCTTCTCAACATGACCCGTCCGACCGATGAAGTTCGGGAGGCTTGGGAACGGTTGGGGACGTCGTTCTACACCGCAACCGGGCAGCTCAGGCCGTTGGATGAAGTCATCGACGAGATCGCTGCTGGCCTGCGCGGCATGACGACGGAAGAACAGAACGAGATCTTGCAGCGGTTGGCCGGCAGCTACGGCGTTGTCGGCCTGAGCGCGCTGGTCGCCGCCGGCGGGATTGATACAGCTCTGGCGGCGATGGAAGCAGCCCCGGAAGCAGCCGCGCTTGCGGAAGGAGCGATGAGCACCTTCAACGGGCGGCTTGAAGCGCTGAAGGGGTCGCTTGAGACGGTGATGATCAACGTGTTCACGCCGTTCATGGAGAACACGTTGAAGCCGCTGGTGGATACGGTCATAAGCGTCGTCAACAGCATCAACGAGTGGGCGCAGGCCAATCCGGAACTGGCGAACACACTGGTGCAGATCGGCGCGATCGTCATCGCCGTCGGCCCGGCGCTGATAGCCCTCGGCACGGTGATGCAAGGCTTCGGCTTCGCAATCTCGACGGTGACGACGATCGTCGGCGGGTTGAGCGCGGCGCTGACGTTCTTGCTCAGCCCGATCGGGCTGGCGATTGCGGCGGCAGCGGCGCTGACGGTGGCGTACCTGACCAACTTCGGCGGGGTACGCGACTTCATCGACAATGAGGTCAGGCCGCGCATCGAAGCTTTCATCGGCGTGCTTGCGGGGATCTGGGAGGCGGTGCGACCAGGGCTTGAAGCGCTGATCAATTGGTTCGGACGCTCACTGGCCAACGCTTACACGTTCCTGACTGAAGTGGTCGTCCCCGGTATCAGCGGTTTCATCAACATGCTGGCGGCACTCTGGCAGCTTGCCGGGCCGGCGCTGGAGGCGCTGTACGGTTGGTTCATGGAAACCGGGCTGCCGGCTGTTCAAGCGTTCCTTCAGGAGACGGTGCTTCCCGCGGTTCAGGGGCTGATCGACGTCCTCGCCGGCATTTGGGACGCGGTACGACCGGCGCTTGAAGCGCTGACGGCGGGTATTGGGCCGGTGATGAACACGATCGCTCAAGCGGCTGGCGCGGCGCGGGACGCGGTTCAAGGGCTGATCGACGCTATCGGGCGCATCCCGCAAGGACTCGGTGCCTGGCAGGGCGTGGGGCAGAACGCGCAAACGGCGGTCGGCATGGTGACTTCGGGACAAGTCAGCGTCGGGCAGTTCTTGAATGCGGCGGCCAACGCGATCGGCGCGGAGATCCGCGGGCGCGCTTCCGGCGGGCCGGTGCGCGGCGGCAGGCCATACATCGTCGGGGAAGCCGGGCCGGAACTGTTCGTGCCGGCTTCAAGCGGGATGATCGTCCCGAATTCGGCCCTTCAGGGCGGGCAAACGGTCAACGTCTACTTGACGGCGTATGGAGCGTCAGCGCATGAGTTGTACGAGATGGTGCGGCGCGCGGCGCGGGAGCGGGCTGGATGACAACGATCAGTGTTGAACTGCGTGTTTACATTGACCTGTACAGTAACGGCAGCTTCAGCGACCCGAATGAGAACGTCAGCGCATATGTTCGCGCTGCGAACTGGTTCATCGGCTGGCGTGAACCGTACCAGAACGTTGCGGACACCCCGACCGCAACTATCACGCTGGACAACATCTCGCGGACGTTCTCTCCGGAAGTGCCGGGGTCTCTGTTCAACATATACCAACCGCTGAACCGTCAGGTTAAGATAGCGGTCTGGCGCTTCGACACCAACACGGAAGTGGATCTCTGGCGCGGATGGATTGATAAAATTAACGTCACTCCGGGGCAATACACCGGGGACTGGTCAGTGACGCTGCACTGTGTTGGACACAAAGCGTTTATCGACAAGACCCCGCTTGTACTACCGCTGCAAGAAGCGAAATCGGCCCCTCAGATCATTGACGCCGTGTTTGACGCAACGGTGCAGCCGATCGCCAAGAGTTTGCAAACCGGCGCGTTCATCTACCCGTATGCCGGGGATACGTTCGATGACTATGCTTCGGGGTACGACGCAATCGCAGCGGTGACCCGGTCAGATCTGGGGCGGTTCTGGTATGACCGTTCCGGGACGGCGCGGTTCTGGAACAAGACAACGATCGCGACCACGACTGCTGAGACTTACAGCAATATGCCGTACCAGTCGTTGACCTACACCTGGGGGCGCGATCTGACCAACGACGTTCGGGTGAGAGCTTACCCGCGCAGCATCAGCCCGACGAACAACGAGACGTTGTGGGCGCTGCAAGGGGTGATCGTCATCCCGCCGGGCGGAAGCAAGACACTGCGCGCGCTTTTCAACGACGGGACGGGTGCGAAAGTCGCCGGACGCAACTTGCAGACGCCGAGCGCGAATGCCGGCACGCTGGTATTCACCGGCGGCCCGGTCAGTGTGTCAGCTTTCGCTGCGGACGCGCGTGGGGTTGAGATCACCCTGACAAACACGGGGACGAGTGACGCAACTGTAACAACCCTGATCGTCAAGGGACAGAAGATCACCGCGCTGAACGCTGAAGAGACCAGCATCGAAGAACCTGCAAGCATCTCAGTCAACGGACGGCGCATGTACAGCGTCGATATGCCGCTGCTGTACAGTTCTGATCTCGCGCGCAACGTCGCGGAGTACATCCTCCGCCGTCGCTGGTATAAACCGAACGGCGCGGTAGAGACGCTGACGCTCATCGGTACAGCGCAAAACATTCATGTCAGCGTGATGAGCGTCACGGTGATGAGCCGTATCACGGTCAACGAGTACCAGACCGGCCATACCGGCGTCTATTGGGTCATCGGTGAAGAACATGCGTGGACAGCAGGTTCGCGTTGGGAGACGGTGTACACCGTTGAACCGGCGAACACAACCTTGTTCTGGTTGGTTGAAGTGCCGGGACGAAGTGAATTGAACCACACAACCATCCTCGGACTATAGGAGTGCAACACGATGCCGTGGTATACCCCGATTACGTGGACGGTCGGACATTACGTGACCGCGCTGGATCTCAATCAGCAGATCCGTGACAACATGAACCATATTAAGGCGCGCATTGATACA